GGCGATTGGTCGTATTAGTGGTCCGCTCTTAAAGGCTAATCTGGTACGCGATGGCGTCGATTTAGCATTTGAGACAGACCTTCTCTATTTAGATGTTAACAACGCTCGAATAGGTGTTAACAACTCTGCTCCTACGACTGACCTCGATGTTAACGGTACAACCCGTAGTACAAACCTTACTGTAGATAATCAATTAGATATCGGTAATTTAACTATTACTGGTAACACTATTAGTACCTCTGCTTCAACTATTAATTTTACTGCCGCTGGCGGCGAAGCTGTTGTTTATAACTCTAGATTGCAAATCGACGATATTGAAGTTATAGGCAACACTATTAAAACTATTAATAGTAATGCTGATTTAGAACTAACACCAAACGGATCAGGAGAGATAGTTGTTAACTCGTCAACAACTATCAACGGAAATTTATATGTTACTGGGAATGTCAACACTGATGGTAATGTAACCATTGGCGGAAACATTACTATAGGCGACGAACTTACAGACACTATTACTATTAATGCTAGTATAACATCTGATTTAATTCCAGAAACTGATAATATTTACGATATCGGATCTCTAGGATTAAGATGGAATAACATATATGTTAACAACTTTAACACTAGTTCGTTTAATACTCCTACATTAGATGTAGGTGATATTAGTTTTAGAGACAACGAAATTTTTACTGATACTGGATTAGATTTAATTCTATACGGTAACGGTACAGGCGGAGTACAATTAGGTAATTTTAAAATAACTGGCAATGTAATTGAAAATGTTGCAAATAATCAAATCACACAGATTTTACAAAGTGGAACTGGTTATTTTAAAATTGATACAACAAACGGATTTGTTCCTCCTAGAGGAAACGATGCACAAAGACCTTCAGCATATGCTGTATTAGGAATGACAAGATACAACACAAATTCTAGAGCATTAGAAATTTGGAATGGTAGTACTTGGGCAAGTCCTGCAGGCGCAAGTGGCGCGGTATCAGAAATTCAAGCAAATGACATATCAGCGTCGTTTGCATTAATGTTAGGATAAAGAAATGCCAACAGTTTTTAGACATGCAGTTAATACAAACATAGGAATAGCTCCAGTCGATGTAGTGCAAATTCCTTTAGGAGTTAGAGCTACTGTCATCGGATGTAACTTATCAAATGTTACACAATATGATACTGTAGTAGTAAATGTATTTGTTGTTGATGAAAACTCAACGCAAGGAAATTATGTAAGATCAATACCGATACCTCCAAATACTAGTTTAAAATTAATTACACAAGGCGAAAAATTAATTTTGCCAGAAACAGCTGGGCTTCGTATACAGAGTGATGTTGATGATAGTATTGATGCTGTTGTAAGTTATGTAGAGATATCATAAGGAATTGTTATGTCAAACTATTATTTAGGTAGAAATCCAGACGACATTTTAGGCGAAGGTACTAGATATTTCTATGGATTGAGAAGAAATGATGATGGAGAATTATTTTTAGTAAGGGTTGATTTAGTTATTGATCAAGATGTTGTAGAAGTAAATGCTCCAGGTGATCCGGCAGAAACATTTGAAGATTTTGAAGAGGGTATTGATTACTTTGAAGGAATATCTCTCGATCATGAAATTGAATTTGAAAATTTAATATATCCTCAATATCGTTGGGATAATAGAAGTATTTTTTATTACATCGATGAAGAAGGTAGACTAGTACAAAGAATTAATAGAGGATACGAGTATCCCACAGGCGTATCATCGTAAAATAGGATTAAATAATGGCTGAATTTAAGATAAGCAGAATTAGATATACTTGGCGAGGCACATGGTCTACGGCAACAACATATAATAAAGATGATGTTGTTAGGTTTGGCGCCGGCTCTTGGGTTTGTATTAGACAACACACAGCTACAGCTTTCCAATCAGACTTAACATTTGTACCTGTTGGCGATACAGTTGTACAGCCAGCCTGGGTTAAAATGACCGACGGTTATCAATGGCGAGATGCTTGGGAAACTGGTGTTCTTTATAATCCTGGTGATATTGTATTATTTGGAGGGGCTGTTTATCTTGCGGAAACGTCTCACACTTCAAGCAGTTTTAATAGTCAGTTATCCAATTGGACAATTTATGCGCTATCGTCTAAGTGGAATAACATATGGGTATCTGGAACAATATATGGTTTAAATGATATTGTAAGATATCGCGGAACAGTTTATCGTTGCGTTAGCGGGCACACTGCAGGCAGTGCGCTAGAAGATGATCAAAGTAAATGGCAAATTGTTTATTCTGGTGTAGAATATAGATCTGCTTGGGCCACAGCAACAAGATATGCTGTTAATGATCTCGTAAAATACGGTGGATCTGTTTATAGATGCAATACTGGACACACTTCTGAATCAACATTTGACGATGCTGTTTGGGATATTGAATTTAACGGACAAGAATTTGGCGGAGAGTGGAATTATCTTACAGTTTATCAGATCGGCGATGTTGTAAAACATGGTGGATATCTATATTATTCGTTAACTAATAATGTCGACAGTAATCCCGCAAATTATACATTACCATCTGGATCGACAGATTGGACTCTTTTATCAAATGCCGTTAATCCTCGAGGAAATTGGATTGCTACGGAAACTTATAAAACAGGCGATCTAGTAAGAATTGGCGGAATACTATATGTTGCAAAGCAAGACACAACCGGCGATGGTAGTACATTAACTTATCTTGACAGCGGAAGTTGGGAAATTATAGTACCTGGTACAGAATGGAAAAATTACTGGGAAGAAGAAACTGTTTATCTTGTGGGAGATATTGTATTATTTGACGGCAGTGCATATAGCTGTAACTTTGCTCATACAGCCAGTTTAGAGAATTATCCAGGTGATAATGGAAATGGCATAGATTATTGGGATTTAATATTATTGGCTGCTGAAAAAACAGCAATGACCGCTAAAGGCGATTTGATTACATTTGGTCTTTCAAGAAGAAGAACCGGCGACGGTAGTACTTTTGATGTTACAGATGTTCCAATCGGAAATCCTGAAGAAATTTTAGTTGCCAATGAAAATGATAACTTAAACTATAAAGTTTGGGGTAACAGTACTAGATTTTTCTATGTAGCACCGAATGGCGTAGATGACGAACTTGACCCAAATAGAGGAATAAATCCATTTAAACCATATAAAACTATTCGATTTGCTTGTGAAAGAGCCAATGATGGATTTGATGGAGATACTACAGTTTATGCTCAAGCAGGAGAATACGAAGAAATTTTACCAATAATTGTACCTGTTAAAACTGCGGTTAGGGGACACGAAGAACGTACTACTACTATTAAACCAAATCAACCTATAGCGGCATTAGCTAATGATATTAGTTATACAATTTCGGCTATTAATAGAGTGTCTACTATTATTCCAGCTTTAGCATTGGGTAGTACTATAACAAAAACTGTAGGAAATACACAAGAACAAGTATTTTTAACTGATGATGTGTTAATACAAATTGGGGATTTTGAAACTATTGAAACTAATGATGTAACATCGTCAGCAGATGCAGCTGTCGAAGTTCAAAGTTTAGCAAGTAATTTAATTAATTACATAACATTTTACATCAACGGTTTAGGAACTAATCCTACTTTAACAGGTTCAAACAATGCTACTACTGATGCAGATTTATTAAATTTAGCTAGAATTTTAACAGCTAACAGAGAGTTTTTAGCAGAAGAGGCCGAGGCAGTAGTTGCATTTACTTTTCCAAATTATTCCTTTGATAGAGAATTATTCAAAACCAATTTTCGTAGATATATAGATGCATGGATTTATGATATTACATATCCTGGAACTTATAAAACAATATTAGAAGGACGATATTATCGTAACGCTGTATTGGGGTCTAAAACTGATGATATGTTTTATGTTAGAGATGCTAGTGGAGTAAGAGCACTAACAGTTGAAGGTCTTGAAGGAACTTTAAACCCAACAGGCGTTTTTGAGTTATTCCAAAGACCAACTGGCGGAGCTTTTGTTAGTTTAGATCCAGGTTGGGGTCCAGCTGACGAAAGCACATGGATTTTAACAAGATCGCCTTACATTCAAGGTCTAGCAACGTTTGGGTATGCTGCAATCGGACAAAAGATCGACGGCGCTTTACACAATGGCGGAAACAAATCTATTGTAAGCAACGATTTTACACAGATTATATCAGACGGCGTCGGTGCTTGGGTTTTAAACAACGGTAGAGCAGAGCTTGTAAGTGTATTCACATACTATGCTCAGGTAGGATATCTTGCTACAAACGGTGGAATTATTCGCTCATTAAATGGTAACTGTTCATACGGTAATTATGGTGCATATGCAACAGGAGTTGACCCAACCGAAATACCAAGATCTGCTGTAGTTGATAATCGAAATCAGCAAGCCAGTGTAGTTTCAGCATTTGCTGGTGAAGTTAACGACGAAATTCTTATTTTAGAATACAACAATGCTGGTCAAGGGTATACTGAAGCTACAACATCATTTACCGGTGCTGGGGTAAATGCAGAAGTAGTCAATGACGAGTTTCGTGATAATGGAGTATTTGATGTAAGATTGATCAATCCATTAGATTCTGGATTTCCTGGAGGCGGCGGATTTACCCAAGTAGGTAACAATGCTCAGGCAGGCGGCCTTACAACAATTACGCTTGCAACCAATGAAGAAAGTACAGAAGCAGAAATACTCGGACTTCGTGTTATTATTACATCAGGTACAGGTACAGGTCAATATGGATATGTTGACAGTTATAATGACATATCTAAAGTGTTAAATGTAAGAAGAGAAAGCGACGGCGTCGTAGGATGGGATCATGTTACTCCTGGAACTCCGGTTGCACCGATACTGGATACTTCAACTACATATCGATTAGAACCGAGACCCATATTTAATGATCCTGGATTTACATCTACTGCGGTAGATTTAGAGGTCGGGACAGTTTGGGCTAATATTGTTTACGGCGAAACTACTGAAACATATACTAATGTTATTAGTCAAGTAGGCACAGGAGAAGTTGAGGAACAAGACGGTTTAGTTCCTGCAGCTGCAACATTTAATGTTATTAAAAATGGCAGAGATTATGCTGTAACTATTAATGATGGCGGCGCCGGTTATGCTGTAAGAGATGTAGTGACAGTATCTGGAACCAATTTAGGAGGCAACAGCCCTGATAATGATATAACAATAACCGTAACTAGTATTTCAGACGATAGTACAAATAGTATTACTAGCTTTGCGTTTGATGGGAAAGGCAGAACTGGTAGATTTGTAGCAGTTCCGGCCGTTGGAAGAGTTACCTCGTATTCATTAAACGGCGAAACGTGGACATCAGATTCTGAGACAGGTGGATTACCGAGAAGTGGTAATTGGAAATGTTTGGCAGCTGGAGATAATAGATTTGTAGCAATACAAAACGGTTCAGATAACGCTGCATATTCACTAGATGGTATTAATTGGTCATTATCTTCTATGCCATCTTCGGCTAGTTGGAATGCCGTAACGCACGGTGATGGAGTTTTTGTAGCGGTTGCAGGCGACGCAGATAAAGCAGCAATTAGTATCGATGGCGGTGAAACTTGGACTGCTTCTACAATTGCAAACTTTGGTGACTCGACATTTAATGAATGGATTGGCATTGCATACGGTAAAAATAAATTTGTTGCTGTAGCAAACAGTAATAATATTTCTGTTGAAGGTGTTTACAATTCAGTATCAAATACAATAACCTGGACTCCGCATGTAATGGATGTTATTGACGATTCGACTCAAAGAGATTGGGTAAATGTTGCTTATGGTAATAACAGATTTGTTGCCGTATCGAGACAAGCTGACGTTGCATATAGTTTAGATGGAGAATTTTGGTATTCTGCGGAGATGCCCAAACCTGACGAAAGCACTATAATGAGTTGGAATAATATTAAGTATGCGCAAGGAGTTTTCTTTGCAGTATGTGATACTGGAGATAACGCACTTATTGGCGGCGACGAAGTGGACGGTCCAACAAAATATTGTGCTACTTCGTATGACGGTATTGTGTGGACTAATAGATTTTTAACATCTGAACTCGAATGGAACATTTTGGCATTTGGTAATCCAGATATTACACTAGGTGATTCGTCATTGCAGAATAATACAGGAATGTGGGTCGTGTTACCAAACGGAGTTTCTCAAACTGCGAACAGAGTATTCACTGGCGCACGAGCATTAGCTAGAATCATTGTTGCTGCAGGCAGAGTCAGCGAAATTAGAATTTGGGAGCCGGGTTCAGGGTATGCAGTTTCACCTACATTAACTACAATAGATCCAAACAATACCAGCGAAATATTTGTTGATGCAAGAATTGGGGAAGGAGTATTAGCTCAACCGAGTTGGATCAATAGAGGACAAGGGTTTAGAACTTCATCTACAGTAGTAACTGTTAACGGTAATGGTTTTGCAGATGTTATTGAAATTGGAAATGAAATAACTTTAGATGAATTAGAAGTTTACCCAGGACCTGGAACACAGTTAATATTTAACGGAATTAATGAAATTTACACAGTAGTTACAGTTACTGAATTAGGCGAAAAGCCTAATGGCAAGTTAAGAGCTAGATTTAGTATTGATCCAAGTTGGAACAACAATGAAGGTTTAACGGTTGAACATGGTACGAGCCTAATTTTAAGAGAAAGATATAGTCAGGTTCGTGTAACAGGTCATGACTTCCTAGACATCGGCACTGGCAACTTTACAGAGACAAATTATCCAGAAATTTATGCTAGCGGCGCGTTTTTTACAGGTAGTCCAGAAAATGAAGTTACTGAAACTGATGGAGGGCGAGTATTCTATACAAGTACGGATCAAGATGGTAACTTTAGAACAGGTGAACTATTTGCTGTAGAACAAGCAACGGGTATTGTAACTATTAGTGCGCAATTCTTTGACTTAGAAGGTTTAACAGAGTTAAATCTTGGTGGAATCCGAGTAGGTGGTTCGGGAGTTGTTATTAGAGAATTCTCAACAGATCCTTTGTTTACAGAAGATTCTAACAATGTTGTCCCAACACAGCGAGCTATTAAAGCATTTTTACAAAATAGATTAAGTGTTGGTGGATCAGAATTATCTACAGCTAGTTTTATTGCTGGTACGGTAAAAGTAGGTCCGGCTGAAATAAGTTCAACTATTGGAAGCTTTGTTAATTTTTCAAATACACTGGATTTCAGTGCAGGCGGCGAACCACTAGAAAATGACGACGGTACTGGTCAAGGACAGATACAAGGATATATTTTGGGACAAAAGTTCTTCTTTAGATCATTTGCTGATGATCCTAACAAGACTAGTTAAAATATTATAAATACATCATAGCGGAGTAAGAAATGGCAGAATTTAGATTAGGTAGAATTAGATTTGTATGGAAAGATGAGTGGGCACCGTCTACTACATATTTTGTTGATGACGTTGTTAGATATGCTGGCAAGGTTTATATTTGTCAAGTAGGTCATACATCAGACACTTCAGACTTTTATGAGGATCTTAATATAGTCCCATCAAATTGGAATTTGATGTCAGATGGCCAATCGTGGAGAAGCGATTGGGATGTTGACACATTCTATAGCGATGGCGATATTGTACTCTATGGTGGCATCACTTATATTTGTAATACTCCGCACACATCAAATTCTGATTCTGCCTTAAGTTTAGAAGCTGACCAAGATAAGTGGGATGTATTTGCTGAAAGTTTTATTTGGCAGGGCAACTGGGCAATTAATACTCAATATAAGAAAAATGATGTAGTAGCTTATGGCGGAATTACTTATATTTGTCGAGAAACTCATCAAAGTGCATTAAGTGACACTAGCGGTATTGACGGTCTTGCTGAAGATTCTGGAAAGTGGCAGGTAATCAATCCTGGACTAAAATATAGAGAAACCTGGTCAAGCGGAACTACAAAATACCGAGTAAATGATGTAGTTAAATATGGTGCAGGCTTATGGATCTGCACAGTTAATCATGTTCCTGATACAGTTTTCGAAACAGATGTCACTGCTAATCGTTGGAGTCAGTTTGTCGAAGGCTTTGAATTCGAAGACGATTGGAGCGATTCTACTGTTTATCAACCTGGCGATATTGTTCGTTATGGCGGTAACCAATATGTTGCCAAAACAAATCATAGTAATACCACTCCTACAACACCTGGGCAAAGTGATTGGGATTTATTCTCAGAAGGCTTGAGATTTGAAAACGATTGGAGTATCGAAACTAGTTATAAAGTAGGATCTATTGTAAGAGTAAACGGATATTCTTATCTAGCTACAATCGATTCTCCGTCTATCGGCACATTTGCAAGCGCAACTGCTGATGCAACTAATAGAATTACTGTAACGAGCTCAGCCGGAATGGTTGTAGGTATGGCAATTCGTTTTACTGGCACATCGTTTGGCGATATAAATCCAGGTGCAACTTATTATGTAAAACAAGTAGTAAGTGCTACAGAAATTATAATTTCTAATGATGAAGATCTTGTTAGTACCACAGATGTTACAACAGATACTGGAGGAATGACTGTATTTGCTTCAGCTCATCCTGCAAATGTAAATTTTTATCAAAGACTTGTTAGTGGAATTGCATGGCAAGGCGAATGGCAGGATGATGTAGAATACGAAATTGGAGATGCAATTAGATTTGGTGCTAATGCATATATTTGTATTAAAAAGCATCGTTCAGAGCAGGATGACGGATCGTCTATAGTAGCTGAAGGTGGCGGCGCAGATAACAGCAGACCAGATCAAGATGTTACAGGAACATATTGGAATGTAGTTGCAATTGGTAGTGAAATATCAGTTCTTACAACACAAGGAGATCTTGTATATTATAGTGGTTCTGGACCTACTAGACTGCCTATTGGAACAGAAGGTCAAGTCTTAAGAGTTAGTGATGATTCAATTCCTGAATGGGTTAGTTTAGGAGCTGTAGAAAATGTTTACTATGTTGCTACTAACGGGGTAGATCAACCTGCTCCTATAGGTGGATTAACTAAAGACAAGCCATGGAAAACAATTCGATATGCTTGTGAACAAGTAGAAAAAGGTGTTAAAAACCCTAATGCTCGCACATTGATAGAACTTAACAGAGTTTTTATCCAACGAGAAGTTACTGAATATATCCAAAATCAAATTGCTAATGCCACACCTGGCAGTATCTGGGAAAATTTTGATTACGAGGATTACAAGTGCGAACGAGATGTTGGTTTTGTGCTAGATGCATTAGTGTATGATATGACTCATGGCGGCAATGTAAAAACTAGAGGAGCTGCAAACTCACTAGTAGGCGGCATTGTCGAAGACACTCCAGGCGCATATCCTGGTTTAGCTGGAGAGGAAGCCCAGTCATTAGCAGCTTATAATTATATGCTGACATTAATTTCTAATGTATTAGATCAAGAAGCTCCTAGTGTTAATTATCAAAATACAAATGGAGATAACTCTACAGCTATTGTTACTCAATATTTTGATGCTTCTATTACAGCAGAAGCAACAGCACTTCCAAGAATACAAACATTAACAACTATTATAACAAATGCAATAGACGATGGCGATACTAGCAGAATTCCTGCTAGAAATTTTGATGAAGTTGCAATTATGGTCAGCACTGGTAAGTATCGAGAAGTATTGCCGATTATTGTTCCAGAAGGTGTATGTATACTAGGTGATGAGCTTAGAGGAACAAATGTTGGGCCTGCAATTAGTTCTGTCGATAAAACAGATGCCAAGTATAGTATTGGTGCATTAGGTAGATTAGAATCTATCGTAAACGACATTGTAGTAGGTAACGAAGTTACAGAAAGCGTCGGAAATACCGAAGTTCAAAGTAGAGAATGGCCGTATGCTGATACATTAGAGCAAGATGCCGTTACACAACTTGTAAGATCGATCCAACAAAATATTGATTTTAGAATTGGTACTACACATATGGCATCTAGTACCGACCCAGTCGGATACAACGATTCATATCTTGTAGGGTATGGCGATGCTAGAAAATTAGTTGTAGAAAACAAAGAGTTTCTAAAAGAAGAAGTTATTGCTTTTATAGCCGCAAACTACCCAGATCTAAAGTACAGCAGAACAAAATGTAGACAAGATGTTGGGTATATCGTTGATGCTGTTGCTTATGATTTAACTTATGGCGGATATAGTCAAAGTTTGAATGCAGGGTTAGCATACTATGAAGGATATGCAGGGCAGAGATTGATTAGCACAAGTGAACTTAGTGCTACAGTTGCCGCATACGACTTCTTAAAATCAAGACTACAAAGTGTTATTGGCGCGATATTATTACCAACACCACTACAAACCGCAGTTCCTCAATTTGTAGATACTGCTGGATCTGCAGCCAGTATCACATTTACAAACGGCGCAATAGATATTATTAGAAACCTTGTAAATGGCGGGACTGACAACTGGCCTAGTGTTACTATTACTACTATTGCTAGTAATGTGGTTACAACATCTGCTACCCATAACTTACAGGTCGGCGATTTAATTGTTGTTAGAAGCACAGAAAACGGATTCGTTAAAAATACGAGATATTGGATTGCAAGTACTCCTGCTGGTAACACATTTACAGTTTCTGAGACATTTGGTGGAAGCGCATATACTTTAACTAATGGCACTGGATTATCTATTACAGCTAACAAGATTGATTATCCAGCAGTTGCCGACGGTGTTGGGTCCACTACTGCTCTTATTACGGCGGCAGAAACATTGAGTGCAGCTCGTGAAACTATTATCGAAAATGTCATTGATGACTTGAATGAAGTAGCCTACCATATAGATTTTGTTGTAAGATTAAATGGATTAACCAACGACGATTTTATAGTCTATGTAGGTAAAAATGACATTGCTCACACATATGTTAGCGGCGGTGTAGTAACCAAAGCAGATGATACAGATGTAAATATCACTAACTTTGTCTATAATGAATCTACAGGGTACGCAACAGTGACCACATCTACAGATCACGGTTTAGAAGCTGGTGACGTTGTAGATATTACAAATATCACAGTATCCTGTACTTCATCAGGCGAAACAAGAGAATTTGTATATCCAAGTGCTACTAGCACTAAAGGTAATAGAACTAAAATCTTATACATACAAAACAAGTGTATCAGAGATTTAAGATTAATTCTTGAAGCTGTAAGTTTTGACTTTATGCTTGATAGTAACTTCCAAAGCATTAAAGCTGGGTATTCTTACTTGAGATCGTCAGCAGCCGAAGTGTTTACTTTAAATCAAAAGCAAATTACTAGAGATGCTTTGACAAATGCTAAAACTGAAGCGTTAGCGAATGTTGGCGGAGATACAACTGCACAGGCTAGAATTGAATCATTAATGACCATTATTGATGATATTATCTACACTGGCTCGCTCGAAGGTGACAACTGTAGTACCGGTATTCGTAACAGACAATATGCTGTTCTGCAACTAGAAAGAAACAGAGACTTTATTGTTTCAGAAATTGATAACTGGATTGCGAACACATATACTTCGACAGTAACTGTTACACAAGATTCTACAGATTACATCAATGTAAGCGACACTAGCTGGATGAGTAGAAACACAGCAATTCGCTTTACAGGAGCCACGACTAGTGGAATCCAAACAGGTGTAACATACTATGTTCAAAATGTTATTGACAGCGAAACTATTACAATTGCTGAGACAAGAAATGCACAATCACCTTTAGATATATCAGCCGGCGGAGACTTCGACGTCGAAACAGTAGGGTCATTTACTGTAAGTTTATATTACAATAATGCATTATGTTTAAGAGATGTTAACACTTATATTGATGCTCTTAAATACGATATTAAGTTCCCAGGTAACTATAAGTCATTGTATGCTGCAAGATACTATGCTAATGCAGTAGTAGGATCACTTGAAGAAGATTGCTATTATCTACGAAATGCAACTGGAGTTCGTAACCAAACACTGGTAGAACTAACTGGTGACTTACTACCTGAAAATGAATATGGTACAAGTCGTGTAAGTGCTGGAGCATACTGCTCGTTAGATCCAGGTTGGGGCCCAGATGATTATAGAGGATGGATCTTAACTCGTTCGCCGTATGTTCAAGGTGTAACCACATTCGGCACAGCGGCAATTGGTCAAAAAATTGATGGAAGTTTGCACAATGGCGGTAATGATAGTATTGTATCAAATGACTTTACGCAAGTAATCAGCGACGGTATAGGTGCTTGGGTATCAAATAACGGAAGAGCAGAACTTGTGTCTGTATTTACATATTATGCACACATTGGTTACTTATCAGAATCAGGTGGGCGTATTCGTGGTACTAATGGTAACTGTTCGTATGGAGACTTTGGCGCAGTAGCAGAAGGATTTGATGCAGACGAAATACCAAATACTGCGGTAATTGACAATAAGAGTGGATTTAATGCAGTTATTGGGTCCGCAAATACAAACGGCGACGATATTTTCAATTTTGAATTTGACCATGCTGGTAACGATTACACCGAAGTAGCATACACTATTACAGGTGGCGGCGTAAATGTTGATATTGAAGCAGACGAGTTCCGTGATGATGCAGTGTTCCAGGTTAGATTGATTGATCTTGGAGACGATTCGAGTGGGCAGTTCGGTGGTGATGGGTATTTAACAAATGCTAACACAGCACAAGGTGGTACAACATCAAGTATAACATTGGCTGCGGTAGACCAAGAAGTAAGTTCTGCATATGTTGGTATGAAAGTCTTTGTTGACGGCGGAGCTGGTCAAGGACAATTTGGTATCGTTAGTACATATAATGCAGGTACAAAACTAGCCAATGTTGTAAGAGAAAGTGACGGCCAATCTGGATGGGATCATGTAGTTCCAGGAACAACAATTGTAAGTCCAAATGCAAGTTCGACATATGTAATGGAGCCTGCAATTAGTTTTACAAGTCCAGGATTCCAAGCAGACAGTTTAGAATTACCACAAGTAGGAGACTGGGTTGATGCAACATTCGGTGAAACTGCCGCAACCTATACTGGATTATCACCTACAAGTTATACAGGAATTGGAACTGGCGCTACATTTGATGTAGTTCGTAACGGTTCGAAGTATATTATTACATTAACAGACGGTGGACTAGATTATTCTAGACTAGAAACATTTAAGATTCTAGGTACAAGTTTAGGCGGAGAAACACCTACTAACGATATTACATTTACGATTACAGCAATTAACAGTGTAACCGGTGAAATTCTTGAATATGATCAAGAAGGTTTCGGATTAAACGGCCTATTTGTTGCAAATAAATCAAACAGCGGAAACGGTATATTTACTAGCACCGACGGTGAAAATTGGTCCACTCGTATCTTACCATTACCTACCACTAACTGGACTGGCGTCGCATCAGGATTAATTGATGACGGATCTTCAGATCTAAAAGTATCAAGATTTGTTGCGGTTGCTACTGGCGGAACAAGAGCAGCATGGAGTGCAGACGGTATTAACTGGTTCTCATCAAGTTTACCAGTAAGTGCATCTTGGACAAGAGTAGTTTTCGGTAACGGTCGTTTTGTTGCAATAGCTAGCGATAGTACCACAGTTGCAATATCTTTAGACGGCCAAGTATGGGATGTTACAGGTACATTAAATAGCACAGGGTTTGTTGATGTTACATATGGTATGGGTAAATTTGTTGCTGTTAAAACAGGTAATACTGATGCTGTAGAATATTCAGATGACGGTGGTGAAACTTGGACACAAGAAGACTTACCTGCTAACAGTACATGGACCAGCGTAACATGGGGTCGTGGAGCATTCGTAGCAGTTGCTAGCGATAGCAATAATGGTGCTATCAGCATCGACGGCGAAACTTGGACAGCAATGACTGTCGGATCTCCAGATTCTAATGATCCTGCAGGTTATCAAAGAGTTAGATATGGACAAGGATTGTTCATAGCTACAGCTACTTTAAATGGACAGACTGGATATCAGTTTGTAATGAAGTCTGAAAACGGATTATATTGGACTGACGAAAGTATACCAACAGCCGGCGGAATACAAAACGATGGTTATAATGCTATTGTATTTGGTAATCCTCAAAAAACAGGATATTGGTTAGCGTTCCAGAACGATAATGGCGATCATGCTGTTAAGATTAGAACAGGCGCAACTACACGAGCAAGAGCTTTTGTAGCACAAACCAAGATCTTTGTAATTAGATTAACAGAACCAGGTTCAGGATATGATACTGCTCCGACTATGACAGTTACTGATCCAAATAACACATTTGAACTACCGGTAGAAGTTAGAGTAGGCAAAGGAGCATTAGCTACGCCTAGTTTTGTAGATAGAGGACAAGAATACACAAGTGCTAATGCTGAGGTTGATGACGATAATAGTAACGGATTTGCTGATTTCTATCAACCAGGAGCATTCATATTTGTTAGAAGATTAAGCCAGCGTCCGGTACCCGGATCAAATATTGTATTTGGTCACTTACCAAATCGAACATTTAAACTTGTAAATGTGTTAACCTTCTTAGGACAGAACGACGGTGCATATACAGCATTCTTCCAAGTAAGTCCAGAATTAACAATTCAAGAAGCTCCTGAAAATGGCACTAGTCTTACAACTAGAATTAGATTTAGTCAAGTACGACTAACAGGACACGACTTCCTAGACATTGGTACTGGTAGCTTTGAAGAAACAAACTATCCAGGAACACCGACACAAGACCCAATCCCGGCTCAAGAAACTAAAGAAGGAAACGGTGGTCGTGTATTCTATACAAGTACGGACCAGGATGGTAACTTCCGAGTTGGTGATTTGTTCACAATTGAACAGTCAACTGGTGTTGCAACATTGAATGCTGATGCATTTAATATTGCAGGTCTACAAGAACTATCGTTGGGTGAAGTTACACTAGGCGGTGGATCAGCAAGTATTGATGAGTTTAGTTCAGACCCATTCTTTACAGCTGACTCGGATAGTGTTGTACCAACACAGCGAGCAATTAGAGCATTCATTGCGTCACAGATTGGCGGCGGTGGTGCATCACTTAATGTGAATAGTGTAACGGCTGGATCGGTATTTATAAATACTAATCAAATACGAACAGTCGACGGATCAGTTATTAACATGCGAGGTAAGTTTAACTTCAAAGGCCCTGTAACTGGATACCCAATAGCGTGGAATTACTTTTTAGTATAATAGGAGAATATAATGGCAACAGGCGTAATAGGTACACCATCAGATTTAGCAGCAGCGACAGATACCACAGTGTATACTTGTCCTGCAGATACATTCTGTGTGGCTACCATAAACTTAACAAATAGAAATGCATCATCAGTAGCTGTGAGAATTGCAGTTTCGGCAGCTGACACACCAACAGATGCAGAATATATAGAATATGATGCAACAATTCTTGGAAATGGTGTGTTAGAAAGAACAGGTATTGTGTTAGCAGCAGGACAAAAAATTGTTGTAAGATCTAACACTATTAGTGTTAATGCTATAGCGATGGGCATAGAAACTTCGCTAGTATAAGCTAAATACTTACAAGGGAAATAATTATGGGAAGAAGAGTTTCGAGCGGTATTAATCCAGGCGGTTTTGGATTTAACTTTTTCGATGATAACACATTAAGATCTGTAGAAGTAGATTCTAACTTGAGGTTAGATGCAGACGGCACAGGTATTATTCAATCTTTAAAAGATTTTGAAATTTTAGCCGCAAGTAATTTAAGATTTGCAGACAGTGATAGTTCAAACTACATTGGATTTAAAGCACCTGATACCGTGACTGCCGATTTAATTTGGACCCTGCCAGCAACAGACGGCACCGAAGCACAGCTATTATCTACAGACGGCAGCGGAACATTAAGCTGGGCAAATCCAGGTGTAACAATTACAGATAACAACGACGATGCTGCCACACATTATCTTACTATTACTCCGACCTCATCTGGCGGTATCAGTGATGCTCGTATATCCACAACAAAATTATCATTCCAGCCAAGCACAGGATCGTTATCGTTAGGTGGCGGCACTGCATCAACATCGACAACTACTGGAACTATAATAGTTACAGGAGGAATTGGATTAAGTGGTGCATTATATGCAGGCGCCGATGTAGTTGCCTATGCATCATCAGATATAAGATTAAAAGAAAATGTTTCAAAGATCGATAACAGTTTAGAAAAACTTTCAAAAATTTCAGGATATCAATACTACTGGAATAGTGTTGCAAAAGAAATGTATCCAGAAAGAACAGAGCTCGATGTAGGAGTTATTGCTCAAGAAGTGCAAGAGGCTCTACCTTCGGCAGTAGTTGAAAGAGAAGATGGGTATCTTGCTGTTAATTATGATAAAATAATTCCGTTATTGATAGAATCTATAAAAATTCTAAAAGAAGAATTAGATACAATTAAGGGAGGAGCAGAATAATGCCAGTACAACTATCAAACCAAGGCATCGTTTACGCTAATAACCAACATCAATGTAAGATTGCCGAAGGTTATGAATTGTATGTTTATAATACAAATTGGTGGTCTCCTTGTAACGGAGGTAGATGTTGTCAGTGGACTGTTCCAGACGGAACTACATCGATAAAGTTTGAAATATTAAGCGGTGGAGGTCCTGGTGGCTCATCAGGTGGCGATTTTGACTACGGAATTGGTGGCCAAGGTGGTAATTATGCCGTAAAAACCTTACAAAAATCAGTACACGGATTCACAGATGGCAGTACATACACTGTGTGTGCTGCTGGATCATCAGCTTGTAGTTGTTGCTGTAGATGTAATGTAAATAATCGACACGGTTGTAGAAGTTATGTTACGGGTACAGGACTAAGTAACTTTTGCACAGTCGGTGGTATGGGCGGTCCGACCATTTGGGATAAGATGTCAAATTGTTATAACTGTCACATTGGTAATGTACAGTGTAATAGAGGATTGTATAACAGCAGCTGGCAAGCAAATGCCTGTAACGAAGCAGGACGCGGAGCTGATATGGTATTTAGAGGCACAGCAGGGTCAATGAACAGACAGTACAACTGTTGTGCGGACCACTTTTCTGTAGCAGGTTCCCCTTCAGGGCCATTTAGTGCATCGCACGGAGTGGGAGGTAAGCACCCTTGTGTGGGTAACTTGGCTTGTTGTTCAGCACACGCGGCTTTCCCAGGTGGCGGCGGTGCAGGTCACTCAACTATGTCACGGAATGCATGTTGGGGCAGTTTTGGTGCTGGCGGCTTAGTAAGAATTACTTATAGTTAAGGAGAAAACATATGGAAAATATAACTAAAACACTAACTTATAGTATACCAGACGAACTGTATTCTACCGAAACTAAGTTAGGAAAGACAAGCACTCAGGTATATAATGGCCCTTCTGAGATAATATGTTGGGTCAATAAAGAAACTGGGTATTTAGAAGAAACTCACAGTCCGGACGAGGAACCTGATTGCCCATTACCATTGCATCTTAGAAGAGAAGTTCTAAGTGCAAATACTGACGAAAACATCATAAAAATTGCACTGCTATGGGGCGGCATAGAAGCACCAAAAGTTTACGAAGTTAAAGTTGGGCCTGAGGATCAACCAAATGCTATACTTCCTGATCCAAGCCATATTGCAGAAGTGTATGATGAATATGCATTATACAATGATTATAAAGCACCGTTAAAGTTTGTTGAATTTGATAGAGACAGATCATGGAATTTCCTTAGAGAGGAAAGAAATCATAGATTATATATGAGTGACGGTAAGCTTGCAGAAGACATGCCTGCATCATTAAAGCAACAATGGAGTGATTATAGACAAAAACTTAGAAACATGCCAAATGAATGGGACGGAGTTCCTGGATATTTGGTAAGGTTCCCTATAGCACCGGATGAAGGTGTTGATCCAAACTTTAATGACCCAGAAGTACCAGTAATTATGATTGCTGATAGAACTGAGGAAGATAATGATGCAATCGGACAATTCCCAAAGGGTGTTGAATAATGCCAGTACAACTATCAAACCAAGGTATCATTTTTAGTAATAACCAACATCAATGTAAAATTCCTGAAGCTTTTGAACTATATGTTTATGATACAGATTGGTGGTCTCCTTGTAACGGAGGTAGATGTTGCCAGTGGACTGTTCCAAACGGAATCACATCGATAAAGTTTGAAATATTAAGCGGTGGCGGTCCTGGTGGCTCATCAGGCGGCGACAACGATTTTGGCATTGGTGGCCAAGGTGGTAATTATGCCGTAAAAACTTTACAAAAATCAGTACACGGGTTTAACGACGGCGACACATACACTGTGTGTGCTGCTGGATCATCAGCTTGTAGTTGTTGCTGTCGGTGTAATGTAAATAATCGACATGGGTGTAGAAGTTATGTTACGGGTACAGGACTAAGTAACTTTTGCGCAACTGGCGGCATGGGTGGTCCGACTATTTGGGACAAAGTGTCAAACTGTTATAACTGTCACATTGGTAATGTCCAGTGTAATAGAGGAATATATAATAATACTTGGCAAGCAAATGCCTGTAACGAAGCAGGATATGGAGCTGATATGGTATTTAGAGGCACAGCAGGTTCAATGAACAGACAGTACAACTGTTGTGCAGACCACTTCTCAGTCGCAGGTTCTCCTTCAGGGCCATTTTTTGCATCACATGGAGTGGGAGGTAAGCATCCTTGCACAGGTAACTTGGCTTGTTGTTCAGCACACGCGGCCTTCCCTGGTGGTGGCGGCGCAGGTCATGTAACATCGTCACGAAACGCATGTTGGGGTTCCTTTGGCGCTGGCGGCTTAGTAAGAATTACTTACAGGTAAGGGTGTAGAATAAACTTGCCACATTATTAACTACCAGTTAATTGGCAAAATAAATATCATAGCAACAGCAATTCGCAGAGGTTATGATATTAATGAAAAAAGCATTTTTTATAAACGGTGGCGCAGGTAGAGTTCTCTGCGCCATCCCCGCCCTTGAACACCACGTACAACATATAGACCCAACAGCAGTTATCGTTGTCGAAGGCTGGATAGATCTATACTTAACTAGTAAAATATTAACATCTAATGTATTTCCTGCTAACGATCCAAATCTTTTTGAAAAATTAAAAGACAGAGAGATTATTACTCCTGAACCTTATAAACTTAATGCGTATTTTACTCAAAGATGTAATCTAGTTCAAGCCTTTGATATGTTGATTAATTATGATGTTCCACCCGAAACTATTCCAAAAACAAAAGAATATAATAATCTTTTTATTGGTAAAAAAGATATCGCAACAGGAGAGGAATTAGTTAACGAGGCAAGAAGGCATTTTAAAAAAGAAAAGGTAATAATATTTCAGCCATTTGGATCTACTGCTACAATGCACGGCGGAGTTATTGTTGATGAAAGTGGCAGATCGTTCGAAGTTAGCGATATTATAACAATACTTGAAGAGTTGAATAAAGACTATGCCGTCATTCTAATGAGCGAATTAAAAATACCCACAGAAAAAGCACTTAATGTAATGCTTCCGGAACAAGCTAGTTTATTACAATGGACTGGCATTATTAATGCTGCTGATTATTTCCTAGGATGTGACTCGGTAGGTCAGCATGTTGTGCATGCTCTAAAAAAACCAGGCACAGTAGTCATAGGAAGTACATTCCCTGAAAATATTTCGTATCCTGATAGTAGCACTCTTAAAATAATAGATAACGGTGAAGGGCAAAGATTGTATTCTCCATTAAGAGTTGTAGTGGATGTTAGAATTGATAGACACAATGAAAATCTAATGAAACTCAGCAAAGATACAATTAATAAAATTATTGAGCAGATAAGAACTACCTTAGGAAAAAAATAATGGAAAAAACAGGTTATATAGCAGGCATTGCTCGAGGACACAACGCAGGCGTATGCCTTTTAAAGGATGGCGAAATTGTATTTGCAATCGAAGAAGAAAGATTATCTCGCCAAAAATATGACGGCGGACCGCTCGCGAGTATGGTCAAAATTCTTGATTATACTGACAAGATCGATTATTTGGCAATATCTCACACACAAGATCATGACGAGCCGATGAACGATTATGTAAGGCAAGATGTGTATTCTGCACTTGCTAGGAAGTTGAGATTAATCGACGATGTCGATACCCAAGTATTTAAATATCACGATCAACATCATAGAAGTCATGCGGCCGCCGCGTTTTATAGATCTGGATTTGAGAAAGCAAGTGCTGTTATTGTCGACGGCGCAGGCACATTTATTGAACGTCCTGATGGCCAAACTATGTTTGAAGTTGAAAGTATATATGATTGTTCATACCCTGCAAACTTCGAGGAAGTGTACAAGCATTTTGGAGGCAACGGACCTTGGAGTACTGAACACTATAATAGTGACGGCAATGGTACAGAAGTTATAATTAACGATAAAGCAGGTATTGTTAAAGCATACGAAGCGGTAACTAGATTTTGTGGATTCGACTCAATAGAAGCGGGTAAAACTATGGGTTTGTTTCCGTATGGAGAACCGAACAAAGCACCTAAGATTTATGGTAATTTTGGCGGTAATAAAGATCTATTTACTAATACATATCCAAATGGAGCATGGGTTGATGATTCGCAATTTCCGGAAATTAGAGACAGACTTTACGACCCTAATGAAATAGTTAATGCTGTTACAGACCCAAATGATGAAAATCAAAAAAATAAAGCCAATGAACTTTTACAAAAATCAGATGCAGAAGATGTTACATTACTGCCGTCACGACGAAATATGGCGTATAATGTTCAGGTAGAATCACAACAATTAGTGCTTGATTTAATTTTAAAATCAATTGAACGAACCGGCAATAAAAACATTGTTATTAGCGGCGGCTATGCTCTAAATTGTGTTGCTAATTATTTCTTTTTAAAGCATTTACCGAAAGACGTAAAGATATATGTTGAACCTGTTTCGAACGATGCAGGTACAGCTATAGGTGCAGCATTTTATCATTACTATAAAACATCTCAAGATACAAAAGTAAGATCAAAAGATGAAAATTTATTTTTAGGTCCGGTACAACACATAACAGAAGAAAAAATTGTCGAATGTGCTAAAAAATACGACGGCACTATAGAATACAATGTCGATTACGAACAAGTCATCGACACTATTAGACAGAAAAACATTGTAGCATTGTATCAAGAACGAGGTGAAAGTGGACCTCGAGCATTAGGTAATCGTTCACTAATGTATGATCCAACAGATCCAGATGGTAAGGATTTTGTTAATTTGGTTAAGAAGCGTGAATACTTCCGCCCGTTTGCCGCATCGGTGCTGCATGATGATGTACATGACTGGTTTGATTTGCGCGGTATGGAAGATTCTCCAAGTATGATGTATGCAGTTAATTGCCAATCAGGTGTAAAAGAAAAAATACCAGCAGTTATACACATAGACGGCACCTGTAGAATTCAAACTGTAACAGAGGAACAAAACTTTCATTGGTATAATCTAATTAAAGAATTCAAAAATCAAACAGGAGTGCCTGCACTTTTTAATACAAGTTTTAATCTAGGTGGTGAACCATTAGTAGAAACTATCGATGATGCAATGCGTACTCTTTACAATTCAGGAATTAATTACATCTATTTTCCTGCAACAAAAATGTTAGTAAATATAAATCATAACGAACGAGAATAATCATGGACTCTCAGGGACAAATTTTTACATTATTTCCTACCCCTCTTTATACATACAAACTAGAAAACACGGAATATACAGATGTACAAGCCGAACTACAGACTGTAGTTGACGAACTCTATACGAAAGATCAGTGGGGACAAAACCCAAATTGGAATAGTTCTTCGCAGTATCTATCTAATAAAGGAAATTTTATTGAAAATATTTTAAAGTCTAAAGATATGAAAGCTGTTACGCAATTTATTATGCATCATTGCTACAATTATATGGCAGCGATGAATGTTAAGCCAAATTATAAAACAGCAATCGAAACTTCATGGCTTTCACTAACCAAGACTGGACTTTCTTCTCACATTCACGATCACGGAACTAGCCATATTAGCGGAGTGTATTGGTTTAAAACAAACGGTAAGGATGGTGACATAGTTTTTAGGAATTCGCATAAGGCATTAAAATGTAATCCAATCGGAAGCTCGTTTGCACACGAGAATTCATTCCCTCCGGAGCAGGGTAGACTACTGTTGTTTCCTGGATTCTTGGATCATAGCGTTAATGAAAATACAACTAACGAGGACCGTATTAGTTTGTCTTTTAATATCTTGTTAGAAACTGGTATCACTGTAAATTAGTAGAGAGAAAATATGTTGCACGTTTTTGGAGATAGTTTTTCAATTCCCGATTCTCATAGAAATGAAGTTTTTGGACCTAAAGGAACTCCTATAACATATCTGCCTTTGGAAAAGAATTGGACCACAATTGTTAACGAAAGCATATATGGAAATAGCGAATATGAGAATCACGCAGTACTAGGGTGCTCTAATGATTACATTTATTATAAACTATTCGAAAAAGAACCATTTTTTAAGGATGGAGATTGTATCATAATACAGTTGACTTCTATGTATAGAGAATGGTTCTTTGAAAATAAACCATACCTAGCGACTAATCTAGGAATCAGTTTGACGCCAGATGTTGAGGTTACCAAAAAAGAATACGAAGCACTGGAAATGTATAAAAGACACCTGTATTTCGAAAAACGCCCCTTAATACGCTTCAATATGTTTCTTGACTCATTATCACTTAGGACCCAATTATATGGCAAAAAAAACATTAAGTGTTTGATACTTCCGGGATTCCACAATATTAAAGGAGTAGAAGGAAGCTTGTGTGAAGCATCAGGATTAGAATTTGACTGTGAAAAGACGGCTATAGCATACTACAATAAAACTGGAGATTATAGATTCAATCATTTTTCAGAAGTTAATCATAAAATTTTGGCAAATAAAATAATTAACTTTTTTGACACTTTTGAAAAAGTAGATCTTACAACTGGGTTCGAAACTAATATATATAGTAGGAATGATATTTAGAATATGCTAAAAATACATCTCGAAGGCTATCCTGTAGGCATTTTAGAATTAGATGCATCGGATCTAAAGACACTACAAGATCATTATCTTCCATTAACACTAAATGGAGAAGACGATGAATATAAAGGTAGCGCCAGTAGAATTTCTAAAAATTCATCACAACGCTGGGGTGATGCTGATTTTTTTAAAAAATGGAATGACACATTACTTCCCGGACCTTATATTCAAGATTATATAGATTCATTCTTATTTAAATTTCAATACACAGTCGAAATGCAAACTTGGTATAATGTTTACAATCAATACGATCACCAACAGTTGCACAATCATATAACAACCAATGTACCGGCATTTTCGTCTGTGGTTGTATTAAAACAGTCAAGCCCGGAAGCAGGACAGTTTGTTTTTAGAACACCTAACTTTTCAAACCATTTAAAATATCTAGAACTGGACCCAATGAATCAGTATCCAAATACTTTTGAGCCTATAATGAAAGAAGGATTATTGATTATATTTCCGTCTTGTCTTGAGCACTATGTATATTATAATCAAACAACTGAACCAAGAGTTGTGTTTTCATCAAATATAATAATCAAAAGACAGGGCGATTTGTACTAATGGACAATATCATACCATTTCCTTTAAGTATTAAACCTTTTAGAGAACACGATCAACTAAAACAACAAATACTAGATGCTATTCTAAGGCAAGAAGATGCAGAACATATCACTGCGCCTGATAGCGATATTGTCAGGTGTGACTGGAATACAGCAAGGTATGACGGAGACAGAGAATGGCTAAAAATTATAAATATTCCTCTTGCTGTTCATCTCAACGAATGGTGTAATACTATGGGGTACCAAACATTTGGAATTACGGAACTTTGGTTTCAGCAGTATGCAAAGGGTGGCAAGCATGCATGGCATACACACAGTAACAACTTTACAAATGTATATTATGTAAACTTACCGGAAGATAAAGCACAAACAGAATGGATAAATCCTGTTACAAAAAATATTCACACTTTTGACGTGCGAGAAGGTGATATTATTACATTTCCTAGCTGGGTAATCCATAGGGCTCCGAATAATAATACAGAAGAAATCAAAACAATTATTTCGTGGAATATGGATGTATTGATAGAAGATAGTGATGCTGATAGACTTTACGATTAATAGAGGAAAATTTTTATAATGACCGATGATACACATTGGGCATCGATTAGAGACTTTACCAATCTTAGATTTATTGAATCTCGAATGCCTGTAGAATTACAAAATATTTTAAATTTAGAAATAGATAAACTTTCTAAGGACTCTGAACCCTACAACCATAGACTACAAGGACATATTAAGGAAGAGTATTCTTTGGATCATGTAAAGAATTATTTTCAAAATTGGTTATTATCTATAGCGAAATCTTGGACCGAATCTAATCCGGGGCATTTGGATGAGTTTGAAGAAGTATCTAAATGCAACTCGTATAATTTATATCTAGATAGTTTATGGGTCAACAAACAAAAAAAACACGAGTTTAATCCTATACATCATCATTCAGGGGCGTTAAGCTTTGTTATATGGCTTAAAATACCTTATAACTTAGAAGACGAAGTAAATTATTTTCCGTTAATCTCAGGGACCAGTGATAATCATAAAGATAATTTTTATACATCTAAATTTTGTTTTGTATATAATGACGTACTAGGAAAAATAAAAAACCTGGCTGTACCTGTTGATAAGACTTTTGAAGGAACTATACTTATGTTTCCGGCTAGTCTTCAGCACATCGTATATCCGTTTTATACATCAGACGACTATAGAATAAGTGTGTCAGGTAACATTAGAATAGACCCGACGTGATAAAGAGTTAACAATTATGACTAAAAAATCAATAACAATTGGATTAGACAGAGACGGAACGATAAATGAAGATTTAGGTACTTATGTTACCAATCCTGGACAGTTTACTCCTATTGAAAACAGTTTGGAAGCTGTTGCACTTCTTAGAAGAAAAGGATACAATATTGTTGTATTAACTAATCAAGCTGGAGTTAGCAAAGGTATAATGACTACAGATCAAGTTGCTACTGTGCATGATTATATGCTTAATCTGCTAGGTCAGGCCGGCTGCGCAAGTATAGACGGAATTTACTATAGTCATACTAATTTCAAAGACGACTTCTTTGCTAAGCCTAATGTTGGAATGTTTAAGAAAGCAGAAGCTGAATGCAATTTAAAATTTAAAGGTGGCTTCTATGTTGGTGATAAGCTAACTGATTTAAAATCAGCAGAAAAAATAAAGGCTACTCCTGTATTAGTGCGCACTGGGTACGGTGAAGAAACAGAGAAAACGATAAAAAAGTTTACTTACAAAAATCTTAAGAAAAAAACTTTGATATTTGATAATTTATGGGAGTTTGCTTCTTCTTTACCTGATATTGATGCAAAAAATAATATAGTAACAGATTCGTTACATATTAAGAGTCGAATTATTTAAAAAATATTCTTGATAGATATGATTAGCAAAATTTTTATGATGTGTCACGCTTGGATGCATATCATTCTCTGCTGGAGGTATACTGGGATCAAGTATTACTTCACAACTGTTATGATCAACCGCAATTTCATACCAATCTCTAGGATTTGGAATTTCCCACGGTTCCTGCAGAGAAGGATCAAGATTCCTAGCAGCACTCTCTAGTTGTTCCAAGTATGGTTCAGCCTCGACACTTAGATGCATGACTCTTGCGCCCTTTGACTTTAAGAATCCGTCAGTCATAATCTGTAGCAATAGATAGTTGTGAAATCTGTCATATATTCCTAATGGATTGAATGCATATTGTGTGCTTTCATGTATGTATGTGTACAATTGATCATCAACGGGACTTACAATATTACTGCCTATAGCACTAGCCTTGCTTGGGCTTAGTCCAAATAGTTTATTGAATCCAGGCCACATACAGGTGCTCCAGCTCTTCTTGGCATCTATGTAATGATGTAATGGAACTGAAGTTCTTGCAGGCCATTGCATGCTTATTCTACCTAGGTATGTCCACATAACAATTACTAGATCATCACTCTGTATTTCGTCCGCGGCAACTGCACACTGCCTTGCAATCTGCTGGAAACAACTTCCGCGTCGCGCATGATTAACCACTGGCATACTAAGCAGATCGCCGAGTACTGCCGGCCAAGCGTGTTTGCTTGGTTTTAGTATGTGCTCATCTGACCAATGGCTAGGTCTGTCTAGTGCCGATTCTTCTTCTGCTGTGAGTGGCGGTCGTACCACGTCTGGAAGTGCGAAACCCTGTGTAATGCTGCAACCAAATGTGTGTAATGTTGGCATGCTATTTTACCTCAACTATGTTTAATTCTTTTGTGCTATCGCCTATTGACCCCGTTGGCATTGTATTGAACGCAACGGAATATCTATAGTCGTTTGTATTCATATCTACATGATGTTTTAGTCTACTAGGAAACAATATTGCATAACCAGCCTTGATTGGTAATTTGAGTACTTGCCAAGTACATTCGTTATGTTCCTCCCATTGTACTAATGGTCTAAGTGTGAATAGATCCTCTGTTTGAAAAGGGCTATGAAAGTTCAAAGGAGCACCGTCTGTTAGATAAAATACACCACTTACATAACTGTTAGGATGCATATGAACATGTATTGGCTCATTCTTTTTAAGTGTATTGCCCCACGAACTAGTAATCCTTACTGCTTCTACTTGATGCCCTTGCTGTCTCGCATATTCATGTGATAATATTTCGCACTCTAGTTTCACATCCTTAAATATTTCAGCATCGAGCAATCTCTGTGTTACAGTTACGCTACCATTATCACCGCCATATGCATATTCCTCATCACATACTTGCACATACTCTAACGCACTCTGTATATTTAAGCTGTGTATTGGTGCTACTCCTACCCAGGTGCCGAAAATTGGTATCATCTGCATGTGTGTATCCTTGTATGATATAGTTATAATATACAGTTAAGAAACAAAAAAAGTCAAATTTTTATTTCTTGATACAATTACTTAAAGATTGTGTATCTTTTTACATTATTAATTATCCTAGCATTAACTGTAAACCGTAGTTATTGATAAATATGTTATAAACGAGATTATATATGCCTAGTACAGAAACATTTAATTTTATTAGAATTATTCCTAGAGAATCGGGATTCCTATCGAGACGAGTTGGATCTAGAGGTGAGTTATTTTGGGATCGAGAAAATAATAGTTTAACATTATTTGACGGTGTTACTAAGGGAGGACTTGATTTAGCCAGAGCCGATTTAAGTAACATTTCTGACAGTGATTTTGCAGCAAAAGCTGCATCGGCAGGAATATCAGCCAGCGACGGAAGCAGTATTGCTGGTAGTGGAAGTACCAGCGTAACTGTAGGCGAATCTTTACCTGTATCCCCAGAAAATGGCAACTTATGGTTAAACACCACTAACGGTGCCTTATATGTATATATCGACGATGGTGATTCTGAACAATGGATACAACCAGCATTTCCTGCATTTAGTGGAGACTATGACGACTTAAATAATAAACCGACACTTCCGTCGTTCGCAGATGTTATAGGCGACCCTTATGTATCAGGCACCTATGATTTCGGAGCTAATAGAATTTTATTTGCAAATGTGTATTCTAGTTTAGGAGATTTACCCGATGCTAGTACCTATCATGGAATGTTTGCACATGTTCATGCTACAGGAAAAGCATATTATGCCCACGCAGGAAATTGGGTAGAGCTTGCTGATCAATCTGATATTGGTGTACCTGCAACAATAAGTTCTACAATTTTAGGAGATGATTCGACATTATTAGTAGATACTAGTACTAGCGAATTAAACACTTATGCTTTATCACAGGTTAGTGCAACTGACGGTCAAGCATTACTGTGGAATACATCTAATAGTCGTTGGCAACCCGGCGATGTATCACTAGGAAGTTTTTCGTTTACAGGAACAAACATAGATACAACCGATTCGTCTGCAATCACAGTAACACCTGCAATTACTATGCAGAGTGATTTAACGGTAGAAAACGATTTAGTTACTGAAAGAGCGTTTATTACAGATTTAACACTAACTGGAGAAATTTCCAGCCAAGGGTCAGGAACTCCAGAAATTGTATCAGATAACGAAATTAATCTAGATGCTGGAACTAGAGTAGATCTTACAACAGGCCCAATAAGAATGGCTAGATTTACTACCGCCCAACGAGATGCACTTGTTGCTCAAAATGGCGATGTTATATATAACACAACACTCAATAAATTTCAAGGTTATGAAAACGGCAGCTGGACTAATTTAATTTAAGGTAGACTATGTCGGAAAAATTTTACCAATTAGGAACGCATACCACCGAAGAGTGGATTGAACTACATCAAGAGTTGATAAATGATGGAAATCAATACGAAGCAGTTCCGACAAGAGCAGTCCGAGTTGAGGATGATAAGCCTCATAGTCCTACAAGAGGTACTTATTTACTTACTGAAGATGAAGCCAACGAATTAAAACAAGATTCTAGAGTAAAATTTATTAATATAGACTATTCTAAATATCCGGAAGAGTTTGCTCCTCCACCAAAAGAACTTCAAATGACAGCTCCTCCTCTACTATCTAGATATTCTGGATCTATAAAGAATTATAGAGAATTTGAAACATCAGATACTCTTCCAGGAAGTCCAGATGCTACAGATTCAAATAGAACTGGATATCAATTAACACGCTGCCAACAATTTTTAGATCCTTGGGTAGATGGATCTTTAGCTGACAGTGCTGTAGTTAACACCAATATACAACAATACGGTACAGGAAAGAATGTAGATGTTGTAGTAGCAGACGAAGGAATGTGGATAGGACATCCAGAATTTCAAAACAATTGTGTTCTTTCATCAGATAGTCAAACAAGTGTGGAAAATCCAAATGGTTACACCGGAGGAAACTTACTTCCGGGCAATGGTACTTGTGATGTGTTAGATTTGGTATTAGATTCACCTTACTATATTGACCCAGAGTGGTTCGACGCTGATCCAGACAATAGATTAACAACTCGTTGGGATAGTACTCGAGTCCCAGTTGAAAGCGTAGCAAGAACATGGTGGAGTAATGCTAGTCAGAGAAGCAGTAAGTTTGCCGATGCTGGTACTGTTATTATTAGCAGTAACTATACAAGATTAAATACCAGCGGAGATAATACCCAACAACCAATTACCATTGGACCGATATCTGAAGGTGAGCACGGAACACCTTGCGGTGCTCTTACATTTGGTAGAACACAAGGCTGGGCTTATAATGCCAATAAATGGACATTAGATTTATATGGAAGTTATGGCAGTGGAATCGAACAAGGATTCGATTTAACAAAACTATTTCATCAACTAAAACCAGTAAACTCAGAGTATAACACAAAAGATCCTACAATAATGTCTAACAGCTGGGGATATAGAGCTAACAAAGATCCAGGCGGTAGTACATATTATTATACTCATCGTGCATCTGCTAATAACTCGTATACTTCTGAACCGTTGTTTATTTCTCATATGGGCACACAAGGAGACACTGGTCGTTGGAAGTCAGAAATGAAAACTAACTCACTAACTACTGCCCAAGACGAGCTTATCGACAGCGGAGTTATTTTTGTAGTTGCTTCAGGAAACAGCAACCAAAAACAAGTACAATCAGATCATCCAGATTATGATAATTATATTACAGACACAGATGGCGGGAGTTTAGCAGATTCTAACTTCACTGAGTTTGGTGTAAATGTATTTGGGACTACAAATCGAAGAGGATTCCCTCAACAAGGCGGAATGTATACCGACGAGAACGGATTAATACAATATAAAACTATTAACATAGGTGCATTAGATGATGATTTTAACACAGGATTAGAATCTAAAGTAAGCTATAGTGATAGAGGAAACGGTATAGATCTATATGCTCCTGCTGATGGAACACTAGCGGCAAACAAAACTTATACTAATGAAGGCCCAAGGCCAGATACATATAATGGATTAACATTTAATGGTGGCACAGCACACGACTGTGCGTTTGGCGGAACAAGTGCCGCCTGTCCAGTAGCTTGCGGACTGCTTGCTACCGTGTTAGAACATAACAGAGATTGGACTTGGAGAGAAATGTTAGAATGGTTGGAATCTTTGCAAAATCAGGATGCCAGTGACTTTTATTACGGCGTAGAATCAACAACTCCTACTGACGCAAATTGGGAAGATTACGAAAGTTTAGAAGGCGGCCCAGCAAAGGTTATATACCAGGCAAATATAGATCAGAGATTCATACCAGGGGAAAGAAAAGTTTTTTCTAACCTGCGTGTCAGCGGATTGCGATTTAAAAAATAAATATATTATTAAGGAATTAAAATGGCACTAAACTTTCCAACAGACCCACAAACAGACGATACATATAGCGAAGGCGACGTTACCTGGCAGTTTGATGGAACTGCATGGAACATTGTAAGTTCCTCGACTGCCGCATCAATTCCTAATTCTTTTAATATAATATCAGTCGATGGACAAAGCAATGTAGTAGCAGATTCGACAAACGATACATTAACACTAGTTGCAGGATCTAATGTTATTATTACTACCGATGCTGATACTGATACAGTAACCATAGGAAGCACAGTGTCTGGAGGCGGCGATGGTGTTGAGCAAAATTTATTTGCTACCGTAGAAGGAGATAGTGGAAGCACAACGGCTAATACTTCAACAGATACACTTACTATAGCTGGAGGATCTAGTATATCTACAGCCGTTTCTGGTGACACACTAACTATAAACTATTCAGGTTCTTCTGGGGCATCTTCATTTACTGATTTAGATGATTCTGCATCTTTAACCGTGGATAGATTTTACTTGCCAGCTATTACTATGTTAGCAGTATCAAATAACGGCGCAAGTGCTTACAGATTTGATCAATACGGCACTAGTGATAATCCGACAATTTTTACAATAAGCGGAACAACAATTGCATTTAACCTTAATATTCCAGGCCACCCATTTTTAATACAAGATTCTACAGGTACAAATTTTAATACAGGATTAATTCATGTGTCTACAACTGGAACAGTAAGTACTGGAGCAGATGCCCAAGGAAAAACTAGCGGAACATTATATTGGAAAATACCAATCAGTACTACTTCACCACCTAACTATAGATATCAATGTTCAGTACACGGCGTTATGGTCGGAGCAATAACAATTAAGAGTTTTTCAGCTATTTAACTTTTGCTCGATCATAATCTTCTAAAAGCTTTGCAATTTTTCTTCTAATGTCTACAACTTTATGTTTAGAATCGGCTGTAATATCAGCTAATGTATTTCGATTAACCAGTAATTGATGCTGTCGATCGATATTTCGAATTTCTGCAATTAATTTTTCTAATAACCCTTCTAATTCTGCTTTAACTCTCATATTATCTAATGCATCAATTTTTTTTCTATATTCATTATATTCATTCTGAAATTTTTCACTCTTTTCAAGAGATACCATTTTCCAACTCCATAATTGTTTCTATCTTGGTTCTGATTAGATTATTATTTAATGTGTTTTTTAAACCGTTGTGTAAATTTTTTGGCATTTTATTTAAACTGCTCCAGCATATTGTAGAGCTTGCTGTTGTTAAAAATTCATCTTCTACTAAACAAACATATGTACCGTACTCAAATCCTCTATCTTGACTCAAATATAATTCTATAGGAAGGATTTTACCACGACTGTAACTAGTTAGAAGTTCTTCAGCATCAGCTAATAGTGTGCTAGTTCTTGGAAATGTAGGAACGGTCCACTTTTGATCTTCTAAAATCAGTAGTAGTCGTTCTGTAGATTTTGCTAGAAATAATAGTCCGGCTCGCTGTTGCATAATATTAGTTATTATGCGTTTACATCAAATCGCCAGAAACCTGGTGCATATTCACCTTCGAAACTCTTGAGCCACTGTTCTCCGTCCCACTTGTATTGGATACCTGTGCGGAGATTTTGTATGTACGACGGAGTAGGTGCAGTATTTGGATTTAATATTTCTGTCCAGCGAGCGCCGTCCCATTCTACAATACTGTTAGCTACTAATCTATAACTTGTTTGTGTGCTTCCGTCTGTGCCTTTCCAGCCTTCTGGACCATCAACATTATTCGGATCGCCTATTGTTTCTAATAGCAAATATCTAGTTCCTACTGGAATATCACCTAAGCTGCCCCAGTTTTTAACAGGATTAAATGTCAAAGGATTAACAATAGCATCTATTGTACCTCTTGCTTCTACACCTGTAACCGTGCTAGGTATTAGTGTATTTGTAGGTATAGTATCGCTATCAAATGTAACCACAAGCGTGTCGGGATTTACGGGATTGATTGCATATGTTCCTACAAGATCATATCCGTTAGGTTGTGTAAAGTATATGTTACTGCCCGGCCTAATTCCACCTTTGATATTTAGGATAGATTCCCAATTGACTTCATCGCCTAGTTTTGTTTCCAATCCTAATTCCGTTGCTCGTTGTACAATATCTGTTTTATCCAACAGTGTAACATTATAATCGTACGGTTGTCCGTTGTTTGATTTTAACAATAATACACCATAATCGAATCCAGGTGTAATAACCTGTGCGTCACCGTTCTGTTGATCGAACACAATGTTTTCTAAATTCTGTATGTCACCTGATTCTGTAAAGATGTTAGAAATTATAGTTTGTACAATACCGAGACGTTTGACTTTTGCAGG